CACCTCTAACTAAAGTTAATGTTGGATTGGAATTTCCATCTATTACATAATTGGATGCACCATTAGTTGATACACTATATACAGTTTGTATGGATTCACTTGAAACCGGAATGTTATTTGCTGATACGATTAAACTACCTGTTTGAATCGTATTCCCTCTAATTTGTAATGATCCTGTAATTATTACATTACCAATAGTATTTAATGACCCACTATTTTGCGTGTTTGTGGTGAATATTTCTTGAACAGTTTCAACAGCAGATGCAGACCTTTCAAAATAAATCTTACCATCTACGGTGTTTATTGCTAATTCTCCTAAATCTAATTGGCCGGTAGTTGGACGATTTCCTGCTACGGCGCTCCTACGCAACTTAATTGTCTGAGCCATATCTATGGTTTCTATTTACAGTATATACGAAAATGAATTATATAATTCTATTATAAATATAAAAGGATTGCCGTTTCCGACAATCCTTTCCAATTTAATTTTTTTGTTGTGTTATTTTAGAATCCACCACCATCAATCATATATGAAAACTCTAATTTACCATTGTCTTCTCTATATCCTAATATACCCGTTAATACATTTGATGTTGCTGTTGTAGAAATGTATCCTAATTCATTTGAAGAATTTCTGAATAACATTTCAGATGAATTACTATTTGCATCAGTTCCACCACCGTGTACTAATGTTACTTTACCTTTGATATAGGTTTGTCCGGTTGAACCCGTTACAACCAATGCATCCGTATAATAAGAGAACGATGTACCATCATCTTTTAAATAAGAATCTCCGATTGCACTAGCTCCAGTTGCTTTTGGTAAAGTGTTTGGTGTTAATGCTATTTCGGAACCTTGAGTACCATATGTTGTAGAAATTACTCTACCAGTTTCACCACTTGCAGAAGCAATTAAAAAATAATTAGATAATGAATCCCATAATAAAGATGCAGATACATTATTAGAACCACTATCCATCAATTCAATACCCGCATATCTTTGGAATGGTGCAAATGCATTTAATCTAATAATATTATCATCTATGTTTAATGTAGAAGCTGATATATTAACAATGGATGAAGAACCTAAGATAGTCAAATCACCCATAATAGTAGTAGAACCAGAAACCCATAGATTTTTACCAATTCCAACACCACCTGCAACTACTAAAGCAGCTGCGTTATAATCGGTTGCTTGTGTTTCATTTGTGATAGTTGTTACACCATCAATTGCAACCGATCCAGTTACACCTAAATTAGATTTAAGTAAAGTAGAACCTGTTACTGTTAAAGTTGAATTCAATCCTACCGAACTAACTACTTCTAATGTAGATTTCAATAATGTTGACCCGGTAACTTCCAATGTTGAATTTAAACCAACTGCACCTACTGTATTTAAAGTACCTGCTATATTTGTATTACCACTTGCTTGTTGTACTTTGAAATTTCCAGTACCAATATTTAATTCTGTACCATTGAATGTTAAATTTGCATCATCTTCAATTTCTCCAGATGTACCAGCTAAAACAATTCTATTATCGGTTAAGTCAGCTACATTTAATGAAGAAATTGTAGTTTGACCTAAAATACCAACCGAACCTGTGAATATACTTGAACCACTTACATTAAATGATGCAGTTACATTTACCAAATCCGTTACATTATTACCTAAGAATGTTGAACCAGATACTGTTAAATTATTTTGAATTCTTTGAGAACCAACTAAATTATAGTCTCCTAATTGAAATAAAGAACCTGTAAGAGTTTGTGAACCACTAACATTTAATGAACCAGTTATATTTACCGAATCCGTTGTTCTATCTCCTAAAAATGTATTACCACTAACAATTAAATCATCAAATACTTGTGCACCATCCATTGAAATACTTACAATTTTTGCAGTATTTATAAAAGCAGTACCGCTAAGATGTAAGTTTCTCCAGTTTTGAGTTGGTGAACCTAAATCAAATTCATTATGTAATTCTGGTAAAATAGATGAACTAACTTCACCACCAAATACAATTAAGTCAGAATTTTGATTACCAATATTAATGTTACCACCTAAAGTGATGTTACCCTTAATATTAGCGTTTCCTTGTAATTCTAAATTTGAAGCAGATATATTACCACTTGCAGAAATATTTTGAGAAATGACTACACTACCTGTTACATTGATTGAACCATTAAGAGATGATAGAGTAATTTTATCAATACTTCTACCTTCTAAGTTACCGGTTAAATCCATATTGGTATGGCCTACATTATCACGATTTAGAATGTATAATGTTTGGTCATTGGTAGAATAGAAAGGAGTACCATCCAATGTAGAACCATATGTACCAGCTGCAATTGTTGGTGCGTTTGTTCCTTGATATATTTTGGAAACGGCTTTGTATGCACCTGCAACACCTTCATCCGTTGTACTTGGAGAACCAATGAATACGAAAGGACCCGATAGGTCATTTATTGAACCGGATGCTACAATCAATTCGGCGTTTCTAGCGGTTGTACTGAATACACTACCGATGCTACCCCTACGATGTTTTATAATTTGAGCCATTTGCTTTACTTTACTTTATTATTATGGTTATTCTAATCTATAAATATGTTTTTTTCATAGAAAAGATATATTTGTTATAAATTAAAAAAATCCACCTAAGTCAATTACTCCGGGAAGTTGATACTCTGTGTTTCCAACTGGATTTGTTGTTCCAATTGTTCCTACTCTTTGAACGAAAATTGATGCTGATACTGCAGTTCTATTAATGTTATCTATACTCGCAGTTACATAATTGTCAACCACTGCCATTGCACCCGAAACAATTAACGAATATTCATCATCCGATCTTGCTCTAAAGGTAGAAACACCATCTACCGTTAAATTACCTCGTAAATCAATTGCTCCTGTTATTGGAACATCAAAATTGGTAAAATCTATTTGTTTGGGTTGAATTAACTCTGCCATTTGTATCCGTTATGTCTTATTGTTGTGTATAAATATCTATTGTTCAAATTTACCTTTAACATAAATATTTGTCTTATCTTTGTTAGTTGAGTCAATTCCAATAAATTCATTTATTATTAAATTAGTACCCGTTGATGTTTGTTCCAATGATAAATATGTTGGAGCCTTTACACCATTTACATAAACATGAAAATCGGAAGTTGATATGTTAGTTGCACCCTGTAAATAAACATTATTAAAAATTAATTTAATTCTTTCATCATCCAATATTTCAATTAAATCAGGTTGTCTAAAAATCCAGTTTGCCGTAATGTCCATTATTGAATCTCTAAATCCCAATACCAAATCTTTTTCATTTCTTTTTATTGTGTTGGTGTTTGGATTTGTACGATTTTTTGAATTAAATGTTTTTCTAATTCTACTATCAAATGATGTTTCATAATCATAATTTTGTAATGATGTAAAACTTCCTGAAAATAGTTGATTTTGTTCGGTTAAATCTTTTACCAATTTATCAGCAAAAGTTGCACCTTCAATTTTATTGATGTTTGTTTTAGGTACAACCCTATTTAATTTTTTAGTATTTGAATTGAATATTTTCATTATCCTCTAAATTCTATATCTGATGAAACGTGAACTTTATCTGTATTATTTAAAACATATGGAAAGTTTGATTTTTTAAATTTTATATTAAGGCCGTCACTTATTTCTTCAATATCATAATCCACCGGACTTATAATAATAGAATTTATATAAACATAAATCCTATTTTCATTTTTTATTCTTTGTATTTCTCTCAAATATAATTTAAAGAACCAATTTTTTGCAACAAAAGTATAATAGATATCATCAACACTCTTAAATGTACAAAGGGCTTGATTATCCGTATTATACACATTAACCATATCTAAAAATGAATTCTTCATTATAGATTTAAAAATTTACCAATTATTGCAACTTCATAACCGGTTGTTTGTACATTATAACTCAAAACGGATGGATTAAATGTTATTGTTAAATTATTTCCATTTATAGTTTTTGTATACGCACCAACTTCTTCATAAACTCTAAGGCCATTTATATAAACTTTAAGATTATCATTATTATTAATAGTTGATGATAAAATAGAAGGTACGGATATCATTTTTATATTACTACCTGTAAAGTTATTTATTGAGAGTGGTGTTAGTATTTTAGAATTATTTAAGTTTAACCAATCTATCACATCTTTATTATCATAATATGGAGATGATTTTGTTAACAATCCTTCCAATCTACCATTACCCGTTACATCCGTTTCTGTTGCGATTATAACTCTTTTAACAGACATTGATTTTTTTGTAGTATTTTCTCCATCAAATTTTTCTGGAAGTAAATATGCCTTAACATTAAAACTAAATTCTACTCTATTGATTCTTTCCGTTCCATCACCAACTTCATTTATTACATTAAAATCAGATACAGATGTTCTAAATTTAAATCCATCTTTATCTCCCCAATAAGATGAAACAAAATTTAAAGATTCTATTACTTGGTTTAATTGTTCCGTAAATGATGTCCAACACATACACTCATATGTTACATCTACATAGTCTGGCATTGTTATTTTATATATTTCCTGTTTTGGTTTTACACTATTACCAAATAAAGAAAATCTATCGTATCTATTATCTTTTGAATATTTTGTAACACCCGAATACGATACATGTCTATTTAACATCGGCATTGATTCGTCTTTTGCTATTGATGTTCTCCTAATCATAAACATTGGTAATTGTATTTTACCTTTATTATCTCTATAAACACCTTGTCTTCTTGCACCTACCCATCTTTCCGAATTACCATATATGACAGGAATTTTTAAAGCCTTACCATTTTCTTCTAATTGTGGTAAGACGGTATCCTCCAAATATGACATCATTGCATAGTCAATATCAAACAGAGTTACACTTTGTTTCAAATCTCCTTTAGTTGCCTTTATTTGACTTGCTCTATTTTTAATTTCTCTTATTGGATTTACAGACATAGTATTATTTAATTCTTTCTTCTATATTCAAATTTGATTTTGTAACCATAAATGTTTCACAAACTATACTCCAGTTATTTGCCGGTTGGCCGCCAATCATTTGTATTTCATTTGTATTATCTATTTCATAATAAGATGTGTCAAAAAATATTATGTCACCCACTTCAGGATAAACACCCCTTTCTTCACACATCAATCTATCAAATTTAAATGTTATATTTTGTTGCATTTCAGGACCAAAACCTTCATATACAACATCCTCAGGACTTTTTGATATTAATGTATAAAATTCAACACCCGGATACCAAGTTTTATTTGTTGATTCACCATACAAATTTACTTTTGTTTCATTCAAATTTACTTTAAATAAAACAATTGCTGTTTGTATAACATCGTCTACCAATTCTCTGGCAATACTATGAAATAAATTTAAATCTCT